TCCCATTCGTTGCGCCCGCCGATCTCAACATTACCGTTGGCTTTATTAGCCCGGGCGATCTTCGACCTCGAATTCAGATAGCCGTGTCCGACTACCTGTTCGCCAAAATGCCAATTCGCGTCCGGCCGCATAGTCGGCAGAGAGTAAATTCGAGGCGCCGGCACATCGCACGTCGGGCAAGCTAAATACTCAACGCCCACCACGCGCGGGAACAGCGCCTCGAACTTTCCGTGTTCTTCACAAGAGAACTCGTATATCGGCATTACTTTAATGTCAGCGGTTGACCGCCGCCGCTGCGGAAACGGCCTATCAGGGTTGTCACAATCCCGATAACCTGCCAGGCCGCGCTAGCGCCGTCCGAAATGATCGGCGCGTACTTCGGCACAAACGTGGCGGCGGTAGTGATAACCGTGCCCCAGAACGTGACCGACTTGTAAAACGGTTTGGTTTCCATATTCCCTCCTAGAACCTGAAGCCGACGCCCGCCCCGTACTTGTGCGTTGAGGGGCCAGCGAAGCCCTGCGTGAACTCGTACTCAATGAAGAACGGGCGCAGGAACACATGCCCCAGGTTAACGTCAGCGCCCAATTGATAGCGGCGGACAAAGCGCCGGGCAGTAACGTCTGTCGGGCTTTTAAAGCCGAACAGCGCCGTTGCGAACGGTTCAACCGGGCCAGCCTTGTAACTGAGACGTGGGCCAAAGCTGTAGGTGTCGGTATCGCGCTTGACGACGTTGAATGCCGTCACCGTAGCCACGGGCGGAAGCGTCTCAATCGGGTAGGTCATCGGGTCAACCTGCGTCACGTCGAAAGTGCGCTGGAAGTTGAAAACGCCGCCGAGTCGGAAGCCGCTTTTGCTGACGATGCGCCCGTCCACGTCCACCCAAAAGCCGTTGAGATATTCCGCGACTTCGTTCGGGTCGAACTTGAATTCATTGCCGACATAGCCGACAGAAACTTTAATTTTGTCCTGCGCGAACGTCGAGGCGACGATAGCGAGCAGGATAGTGAGTGTAAAAAGTAGTTTTCTCATTCCCTCTCCATTGGTTGTTAAACTTGCGGCAGACCACCGGAACCCCCGACGGCTGCGCCTTGCGTCTGCATAAGAATGTTCATTAGTTCGGGCGGGATCGGCGGCGCGCCGTTTGGCGACTGTCCGACTGGTCCCGGCGCGAATCCGCCGCCGACCTCTGGCGTCATTCCCCCGCCCTGGTTGATCTCGCCCATTGCCTCGTTAAAGCGCGAGTCTTTAAAGAATGTGGTGATCTCTACGTCGTCGAAGCTCTTTAGCAGTGATCCGAGAGCGCGCGAAAAGTCTATTTGCTTGGCCGCGCCTACTTGCGCGAGGACCGGCATTGCTTTGATAAGCAGGTCAACCGCCTGCAGTTTCTGTTGGCGATCGAGCGCCGGGTCATATTTCGGCGCGCTGAAATATTCGACGATCACGTCGGTATCGGCCCGTATCTCGTCGGGTGAATAAGACTGCCAGGCGTCAGCGCCGTCCGGTCCGACGATCCGAACCACGTCGTCAAGCGTGCGGTTTGCTTTCAAGTGGTGTAAGACCTGGCGCGCCAGTTCATTGACGCCGACCTCGACCGCGCTTACCCGGTCATCGGCTTTGAGCCGCATCACGTTCGTTCTGGTCGTGACCTCGACGCCGGTCGTGCGGCTGGGCAACGGTCCGCCCGTCAAGAGGGCGTCGCCGCCGGTGAGCTGCAAAATGTCCGAGTCAATGCGGGCTTCGATAATCTGGAAGTCCGCCGACATTTGGGCGTCTGGTATCGGCTGGATCGCATCCGGGCGTTCTGCCTGTATCACTGTCCCGTCCGGGCCGTCTGTAAATTTCTCAAGCTCGCCGACGCCGAGCGCCCCGGTAATGGCCAGAAACTTTCGCGCGTGGCTGCGAACGTGTAGGAACTGCGCCGTGCGTATCCGGTTTTTCTGCAATTGCTGGTCTTCGGCCAACCGCATAATCCCCATGCCGTAATGGGCGTTGGGTATCCTGATAAAGTCAATTTGGGTGTAGGGAAAACCGTCCAGGTAGTCGTATGGCCAATCTTCCTCGACCAGCGGATGAGGCAGACCTTCGGCGTAAACGTACCGCTTTCTGTATTTCTTATCCCAGATTTCCCACAGGGCGACTAAATGATCCTCGGGCGTGGACTGGTCCAGCTTCGTGCCCCAGGGCGGCGTGCCCAGGCCTACACCCTCATATCCGGCGCGCTGGGCGAGGGTATAGATACCGGTATTGATCATGTCGAGCGACGAACGCTTATAGGTTGAATTGGCCAACACGTCGTCATAGGTGGCGAAACAGCACTCAGCCACCCAGCGGGCTGTTTTCAGCGTTCCGTCGCGCGCTGACAGGTCTTTCAGGAAAAAGCGCGGGTCAACACGTTCAATATAAGCCGCGTCTTTGCGGATATAGTCCCGGTATTCAATTTCGCCGTCGCCCTTGCGCCGCGCTTCATCTACCTCGACCGTGTAGCCGGTCTTTCCGATCCCGTGGCCGATAACCACAACGTCCTGGACGATCGCTTTGCACTCTTCAGTCATACCGCGTTCAGTCCATTCATAGTTCAGCAAACCCTGTTGGACGGTGGCGCTTTCAATGTCTTTTTCTTCGCGCGCTTTGACCCTGAACTTGATCTGCCCATTTATCAGGAACGGCATATAGGACAGGGCGATACTGCCGGTTATATTGACCGTGGCCGTGTTGCGGGCGTTGTCACTGGCTAATTGACTGGCTTCTAAGCCGCGTTCCATCCACTGTTCGCCCTCGAACCACATGTAATACCGCTTCCAGTCGTTCAGACCGTTTCTCATTGCCAGGCGCAACTGCTGAGTCTTGGATATCCTGGCAAGCCATATCTTGCCGTCGCGCTCGCCGTCGCCCGTTTCCTGGACGTATGGCGCCTTGCCGATCATTACCGGCGCTTTTACGGTCTTTCCTGGTTCATTTCCCTCATATTTCTTGAGAGGTTTCTGTACTGGTTGTCTTTTACGTGGCATTCTCTTCCACCATCAGGCTTTCTCTGTCCTGTATCCTATTTGTAGCCAAATATTCCCGGTTTACGCCTCTCAGCGTGCCTCTTAGCCGCCCAGCCAAATGAACCCTTCGGCGGCGCCGGCGCGCCCACGCCATACAAATGAATTTTCGTGGACAGGTGGCCGGCGATCAGCGCGGCGGAAACGAAGTCGTCGTTTTCGCCGGTCGGCGCCGAAAATTCGCCGTTTTCAAGCTCGACGTAGTGTTGTAGTTGATCTATCCCGATCGGCGGCTGATCGCCCATAGTCCGAAACAGGATTTCGTGTTTAAGAATTAGCTCTTGCAGCCGCGCGATCTCTGTCGATTTGCGCGTATCCGTCGTCGCGTATCCCGGCTTCTGAGACGCTTTCTTATCGTAGGGGTCAAAGCGGTAATAAAGCCGGGGGTAATGAAACTCTCGCGCCAGTTTCAGGTTTACCGCATAGCCGCCCCGTTCGTTGTCCTCGACCCCGATAAGCGCGGTATTGAAGACAATTCCCAGGTAATAGACCAGTTCGGCAAACCTGTCCGGCGTGATAATGGCCGCGAAGGACGCCACTTCTTCCAGGTCCGGCACGGCCAGCACAACCAGCGCGCTTGGGTCGCCGCTGTTCGGTATGCCCATTGCCGGATCAACGCCCATTACATACGCCTGCCCCGTTTCAGGCGTTTTGAAGACTCTCAGCGCGCCGAATGGGTCGGCTTTAAACTTGGCGTTCGGATCGGTAATTTCAGGATTGTGGAAGTAGGCGAAGCGCTGCGGCGCGATACCCTCTTCGACAACCGCTTTCCGCATTAACTCTAGTGATCCGCTGTCAAAAACGTTCTTGCCCTTCGCGGCAAAAGCGTGGCCTGGCGTGGTCGGATACTCACAGCGGAAAGTGTGTAGGTCGCCGTGGCATTCTTTACTGATCGTGTACCGGCGCCAGTTCAGCCGCGCCTCGACCTCTTTTGCCAGCCATTCTTCGCCGCCCTCGGCGTATTCGTCGGCATACCAGATAAGCAGCGCAGACCTGATAAGCCGCGCCTCTTCCAGTTCATTGCCGAACCGCGTCGGGTGGCCGGCTTCTTCGTCAGTACCGCACAGGTCACCTAACGGCCGTTCCCGGTCGCGCCGGTATTCGTCAAAAGCCACCCAGGGTATAAATATCTTTCTGTAGCCGTCATCAGGATCGTCCCACAGGCGTTTGGCCTCATTGTGACCCTTTGCCGTTGACTCTCTGACCACCACAGTGCCCGGCAATTGCGGGATCGTGGCGTTGAGCGCGCCCATTTGGGCTTTAATGTCTATGCCCAGGTTTGGCCATATGGCGAATTCGGATAGTAAAACCATATGGTAGTTGTCCGACCGTCCCAGCTCTTCACGTCCCGCCGTGGCAAAGATCACCCGGCTGTTTAAGCCCACGCCCTCGCCCGCCTGCCGGCTTGTGGTCTTATTGCCGAAATGAACCACGTCGCGTCTGTCTAAGATCGTGGGACTTCGCAAAAGTTCGTGGCTTTCGTGGTGTATCGCCCGAAAACGGCCGTTAAATGTGGTGACTGAGGACTCGTCGTGCGTGGCAATTAGCGCATTCCGATTCGGCCGAAGTCCTGTCAACCAATAGAAAAGCGCCAAAAAGAATGTCGAACAACCCATTTGCCGGGCTTTGATAATGTACCAGCGGATCGGCTTGCCGGCCTGCAGGTCTTCCAGGAACCAGCGCCACAGCATTCTCTGAACCCTGTTGAAGACCAGGTTCACCCGCTTGCCGCCCTTGCCTGTGATCCAGATATTGGCCGCACAGAAGACCGGAAAGTCATAGCCGGTAATTCGCGTGTAATGTTCCCGAATGTATTTCTCAGGGTGCCGCTGCCATCGGCGCGCCTCGGCCATTACGCGCGCGGGATCGGGCGACGCCAGCGCTAATAGCTTCGCGTCTATAAAAGTCTCTTCAGCCGATCTATTTGTCTGTGCCGCCGTCTTCAACTTCTTCCTCTAAGTCAACGTCGCCCTCGATCACCTGACCGTGGATTTCAAACAGGTCCGCAAGCGGTTCCGGCTTTTGCTGCGCCCGCATTTCTTCAAATGAAAGTTTGACTTCAACCGACGGCCCGGATTTCAGGTCGCCGCTGATCTTGCCTAACATCTGGATGGCGCCCAGCGCCGTTTTGTCGTCGGGACTTTCAAGCATGCCGCCCAGCCGCGACATGCCAGGACCGTGAAACAGCGCCGTGGCCCGCGCCCGCGTCTCTCGGCGCATTTGCGCCAACACCTCGCGTTCGTCCACCTGATCTATCTGCTGGTCTGGACGCTTTTCAAGCGCCTGGTTGTCGTCCATTAGTCTGTGTCCACGGTAATGACGTAACTCTTTTCAATACGCACATTGAGAGCTTTCAAAAGTTTTGGCCCCGCCGTCTGAATTCGCCTCACAACACGGCTCAAATCCGTAGGATCAACACCCCAAATTCGCGCCATTTTAGAAATTCCACCCCAGCCTCTGGTAAGTCCCTCTAAATGCGCATGGAACTGTTCTTCGGATAGCCTGAGTTCAATGCCCGGCGCACTGCCGTTTCCCTCTGCCGGACTGGCAATTTCCGCTGTGCCATTGCTGGTATTTTGTCTCATTTCTGCAACCACGGCCCGAAGTGTCACAAATAGTGACACTCAAGTCAAGCGGTTTTTACTAATTGTGGAAAGAATGGCCTATAGACGTGCTATACTTCGCACGCTATGAAACAACACGGCTGGGAATACAGATTAGTTATGGTCTCGATCAGCGCCTGCGCCATTCTCAATGGCCTCGCTCTAATTATTCTCATTGCCGCTATGATCGCCTGGGGGTTTAAATGAATAGACGCAACTTCATCAAACTAGCAGCCGCAGCCGGCGCATTCGCTATGTCGCCATTCAAGCCCAAAGCGCCGCCACCCAAGGTCATAGCCGCCCGCTTTGACGACCTGTTTGCCCCCCTGCGCGGCAAGTCGTTCTGGATCCCTACCACGATCCGTCCTAAAGAATGGTACGCCAGCATAGGATCAGCCGAAGCTGAAGCCGTCTATGGACCAGAACACAGTATGGGCAACCTCGCCCGTACCCTAATTAAAGAGTCGTATTGACTTATCTCTGTCCCATTAGTAACATGATATCCCCGCCTCTACGTCTACTCTATTAGATACCGATAGACTCTCTTTAAACACCCGGGCCCACAACAAGCCCACTCACCCTTTACCCTGCACCACCCTATAGAAATTTTCTGGGAGGGATTTTAGAGGATGCCGGTCTGATAGCGGCAGCCTGGGTCAATTGGTGGCCCTGGCCTATGGCCGATCTGGCAGGTCGTAACGTTATTAACGTTGCGCCAGGCGCGCTGGTTAACAGTTAACCCTGGCCTGGTATACCACAACATATTGTGGGCATGGTCTGGTGTGACAGGGTAGAGTATGGCGGGGTTAAGCCTGGCTGTGGGGTTAAGCTATTAGATACAACACTTAGCCAATGGTAAACAAAACATACCGCGAGTCCGATAATTATTACTTATGTAACGGATCTGGGTGATCCGACCTGGCTGAGGATCACATTCGCAGCCGAGGATCGGCGAAACGCGGCAAAATTCACGGATATACGCCGAATTGTCGAGCGAGAGGAATGCGCGCAGCATTTAAGCGATTACGGATAAAAGCTGGGTGGGCAAAGCGTTTGGGGGCTTAATAGCAATTGGTGTAGGTAAAATTACCGATCCGATTGCTAACGCAGTTGATACGATTAGTATTAGCTTGCTGGACGTTGTGGCTAAAAGCGCCAAAGGCAGCAGCAAACCTATCGAGTTTGGATGGTTTGGACTGTTTAGCGGCGGCAGCTTGCTGTTCGGCGGCAAACTTGGCGAATTCACCCAATAAAAACTTGGAAGAGTCCTGTGCGCCATTCTGGTAACCGAGACGCATAGTTGCGGCCATGACCTGGGTGAGGTGCAGTTTAATGGCTTCCTGTTCTTCGGTCGACAGTTTAGCTGCGACCTGTGGATCAGGAATGAATGTTTTGATATCAGTGTCTTTGGCGATCTGTTGAAGTGTTTTGACTGGCTGATCGGGCTGTTGAGCGACTACGGTAACAGTCAGAGCTGTTAAGAGCGAAATGGCCAATATAGTGTGTTTCATATTGATCTCCTGGGTTGATATTCGAGCGGGCGGACATTAGCACGTAATATTGTGTTTAGCCAAATAAAATTCAACTGGGCGCATAAAAGAAAGACTAGCCCAGTTTAAGTGCTCAGCTACTCATTTAGCCTCTATCACTAT